CAAAAAGATATTGATGAAATACGAATAAGACTAAATGAATTAGAAAATAAAGATAAAATATCTTCTAATAAAAAATGTATATTTACGCAAGAAAAAAAGTTAGAGATTTTACGTAAAAACAATATAGATGATTTAAATCTTCCTGTAATAACTAAAAGGTGTTTAAAAACTGCACAAATAGAACAAATATCAGATCTAGTTAGTCTAACAAGGGAAGACTTATTAAAAATTAAATATTTTGGTAATAAGTCTCTTTGGATAGTCATGAATATCCTTAATTCTCTTGGTTTAAGTTTAAAAGAATATAAATAGCTGGGGGGCTACTATGAAAGAAAAATCAACTGAAACATTGGGAACATTAATCTTATTAATTTTAATAATCATATTGTTCCCTCAGATACTTATTATATTACTAGCTATTGCGATACCAATAAGCTTCTTACAATTTTACCTTAAAGCAGATTAACCTTTACCTAATAGTGTATTTAATGCGCCAGTAATTATTTTTGATGGTGAATAAACTTGTGCTCCAGAAAGGATAGATGGTTTTGTCTTTCTTTGCTTAACTGGCATACCTGATCTAAACTTTTCAGCAAGTGCATCTAATTTAGGACCTATTCTTTCTTCTATCATAAAATCTAAATTATCTGGAAGATCTTTTCCATATTTAGCCTTGATATCGTTATTTGCATTATATCTAAGCTCCTTAGCTTCGTTAACAACTCTCATATTATGAATTACTTTTCTCTTACCTTCTCGAGACTGTGTTAATGTAGGTATAGTTTTAAGAAAGCTTTCAACTTCTATAACACTAACTCTTCCTCCAGGAAAATAGTTTTTTATATTTTTCAGGAATCCAGTACTTATTTTTTCAAATTCTTGAGAATCTGGAGTCATTAAAGAGTCTAAATTAAGCCCTACCTTACTGAAAAGCTTATACATTGAAGCAAGCCTTGGTCTAGTTAAATTCTTAGCACTTACTATTTCATCTAGTCTATCCAAATCTCTAATTTCAGTTTTAGATGTTTTATAATCACTTATAATATCTTTAGATATAGTATTGTTTTCTTTTCTAAGCTCGAGCATGTCAGCTCTTTTTTCTTTTCTATCTTCTGTATTTTCTTTCTGTATCACCTTGCGTTCTTGACTTTGAGCTTTAAGCACTTCTTTATTATCACCTCTAGAGGCAATCCAGGCATCTTTTCCCGCTTTATTTATTCTAGCATTTTCATCTACCTTACGTTGCTGATCTTGTGTTGCAACCCTGTTGACTACATCCTGATCCGAAAAACCCATAGGTTGCTGATCTGGCTGAATTAACTGTTCTAGCTGACCAGGTTGTGTCTGTTGTGTAGGATCGACAGCAGTAGGATCAACCGGAGTCGGCTGTGTATCAAACTGCCTTAATCCCTGTTGGAACTGCTGGTTCTTTTGTATTTGTGGCAATAAAGTTTTCAAAATATCATCTGGCAAGTAAGACAAAGCTTGCGCCTGCTGTCCAGGCATTACGCCAGTCATTCCAGCCTGCTTCTGCATCTGTCCTAGCTTTGCAGTGATTAAAGACTGTAAGCCTGAAGATAATCCACCACCTAAGCTTGCTCCTATCTCAGCACTTGGAGAAAGCTTATCAAGTATCGTTGTTGCCATTACTTTCCTCCCTGATTTTGAAACATATTTTCAAGCTTCGGCATCATTTTCTGTAATTGTTGAGCTTGAAAACCTTGGCCAAACATAGGCATACTGCCCTGGAATAAAGACTGTCCAAATCTCTGCAATCCACCCATCTGTCCTGGTTGATATATATTATCAAAGCCAGGCTGCATACCAATGCCTAAAAGCTGTTGTAATAGGCCTCTATTTTGCAAACCATATTGTGCGCCTTGAGCAGCTAGTCCTTCTTCAAGGTCTGCGCCAGCTCCGGCAGCTGCACCCATGAAATCACTTGATCTCTGTCCACCCTGGCCAAAAGAGGTAAAACGTTCAGCTAATGAAGGTATAGTCTGAGTTTGAAATTGTGATCTTGCTCGTTGTGCAATAGGATCAAAGCCTTGTGACGGATCTTGCAATCCTTGCATAGCCATTTGTCCTGCCTGTTGTTGCCAAGCTTGTTGTTGTGGACTTAATATTGGTAACTGTGTTGTCTGAGCTTTCTGAGATTTTCCAAAAAGAGAACCTAAAGCCCCTAGACCAGCTGCTCCTGCAGATAAACCTAACATTGTTGGTGATGGTAAACCAAACATAATACTCCCTTTCTAATTTTATTACAGCTCCACATACTCGACTACTACATAGGTCGTCGTAAATGCACTTCTATCTTTTCCGACTGTTATATTAATATATGTAGCATCTACGTATAACTCAATTATATCAGCTGCGGTAGAAGTAGCATAAGGAATAGGTAGATAAATCTTACCTGTTAGATCTGACGTAGTACCATATATCCTTGTAAATTTATATGACCAATTAGCATCAAGATCATGAGCTATCTGTGTATTGCCCGCAGCATTCTTCAATACACCAAAATCTATTACCTTTCTATAGACCGGCCTCTGTACCTGTCTATCAGGATCAAAATAACTTTGGCCAGCAAGAGTTTCAGTAGCGTCATAGATACCTATATCCTTTGAGTTAATAGATAACAACAAGTTATTAACGTTATCAGAAATAGATGTTAAAAGAGTCTTGAACTCAGGAGACTTAACGTCTATCGAATCTATCTTAGATGTATCTATTACGTTACTTATGGATAATAATGTTGAATTATCTAATGCCATTACCTACCCTCCTTCATGGTATATAAAATCATACCCTGTAACTCAAAGTTAGCTAAAGCATACTTCTTATCAAGCATCTGATCTTCACTCAAAGTTATGTTTATATTCACGAAATCACCAAGCGCCTGAAAATAAATAGTCTTCCAGAGTATATCCCTATAAACCTCTAAAGGATTAAGAATAATATCTCCATGAAGATCTAGAACATTAGTTCCTAAAGAAGCATTAGAAACATTACCCTCGTTAACAAAATCAATACCCTTTATAGCGTCTACATTATAGTTAACTATAGCTTTACCATTTCCAGTATTCTTTATACAAAAATCCATCCTGGCTAGGTATACTCTATCACCAGTCTTAACATACGGGTTCCAGTCCTTAGACTGAAGTTCTATCTTAGAGACTCTTGATAAAGTACCATTGCCTACATAAGTACCAGCAAAAGTAAGATCGGTTAATAATATTGAATCAGCGTCAATCCAAACAGCTTTAAATATATTGTTATAAGATGCAACAGAATCTCTAGTTACGCTTATGTTACTGTCTATAAGCTCAACGTAATCTCCATCTGCTATATTATGTTTAGGAATAGTTAACGTTGCTATACCAGTCGCTATAGTTAAGTTAGCTATAGGTAAGACTTTAGCATTATAATTTTTAGTATTATCGATTGAAAACAGGTATCCCTTATGGTTACCAGCTATAATTCTTCTAGACTGTGCTTGTCTGTATCCGCTTCCCCATGTAGCATCGGAACTCCAAGGTCCAGCTGATGACCATGTAATATCTCCGGACTGTTCAAAATAACCAAAAGTTGTTATCGTATCGTCATAAATTGACCATGACCTACTATCATAATTATAAGCTAATATCTTGTTAGGATATTTGTGCGTAGATTCGTTGGCATAATCTAAAAAGGTCCAATAAATAAAGTTATTTGAATAGTCTTTGATGCCATTAACAAGCTGTGTTCCTTCAGCAGATCTTAAAAAGCTAAATATTTCATCTGGTATTTGTTTATCTATGCGACCAACACTTACACCGTTACAGGCGTAAACACCAGTAGTATCTATAGTCAAAATCTCACTCTCAATATTAACAGTAGAGAAGGTAGACTCACACCCAACGTCAGCAGAAATAGACTTCCATATAAAGGGTAAACCTGTATTTCCTGTATATGCTAACTCCCAAGTGCTACGTTCAAAATAGACTATAAGCCTATCCTTAATAACAGCAGCTGACATTATCTGTTCCTCAATTGGAGCGTCTATATATCCACCACCATCAGCTTTATCAGCACCAATAACCTGTCTTCGCTGTAGCCATGCATTATTACTAAATGGATTACCGTTATGTGAGTATCTAACCCTATTAGGATGAGCAGAGTTAGTAATCGTTGGAGCTATATCTTTTTCAACAGTATTTAATAGTAAGAGTCTATTTTTCCAAGCTATTATTATCTTACAGGAAGAAACTATATCTGAAGCTGAATTAAACTTTGTATAAGCTGAAAAGTCTCCCCATGTAGTATTGTCATAATAATAAATAGGATCATCAGTAGCTGGAGGATTAACTCCTAATGTATAGTTAAAGTTCGTTGTGAATAAAGCTATTTGATCGGCTGTTGGTCCTAGATAGTTAGCTGACCAGAAGAACTGTTTATAGTCTCCATGAAATGTAGCAGTAAACGTAGTGTCTTTAATAAAAGATGTTCCGGAATACCTATAAATAAACTGAGTATCATAAACATATGTCGCATGCTCGTTTACTGGTCCCTTTTCATAATGCGTTATCCCCATTATAGGTTCACATGGATAAAAATATATTACGCTAGCTGGAGTTGCTCCAGTAATAGTATAAGCGCCAGTTGTTGTATTAAATGTTCCAGCTCCAGCACCCGTTGAAAGCATTGCTCCAGGAATCCCCAAAGCAGGAACGGTAAATATCTCTGTGTCTATAGAAAACTGTTGACCTACCTTAAATATAAGTCCAGGAACTATTCCAGTAGCTGTTCCTGCTACTGTTGTTGTGCCATATCCAGTAGGATAAAAATATGTTGTTATAGTAGGCGTAGCTCCGTTAATAACAAATGCTCCAGTGGTAGTATCAAATGTATGAACTGTAGCAGCACCTGTAGTTGCCATTACGCCAGGAGTTCCTAAAACAGTAACAGTAAATATCTCTGTACCTATAGAAAACGATTGCCCTACAGCAAATACTGTACCAGCAACAGTTCCAGCAAGATCTCCAGCTCCACTAGTTGCTCCTAGGTCTTCAGTAGTACTCAGTAATCCTATCCTCGCTCTTGACAATAATTGATCGCCAATAAGAGCAGAGCCAAACCTTTTCTGGATTTTACCCCTAGATACATGCAAGTTCTGCAACTTACTGAATGAATTATCTGTTGTCAGCCAACTCGCCATGTCCTTAACTAGTCCACTCTTATATGGAGCTATTAAAAAGCGATCATATGCCATGTTAGATTCCTATAGCTAAATAAGTAAACTGACACGTATCTAGATCGTTTTGATATCTCCTTGTTGCTACAACAGTAAAATTATCTGTGCCGCCATACCCTCTAAGCCTTATTTCTCTATTCATATTAGCGCCATCTGTTCCATAAGGAGTTAACTGAACAGAATAGACTACTGTTGGGAATGGAGTAGCATAAGAAATTGTTCCAAGGCCAGTAGCAGTAGCTAATCCCCATTTCAATATTAAACCAGATGGTAATACTTCGTATCCAGGAGTAGCGTGTCCTACCGTAGACGGAGTTAAGTTAAATATTGTTCCACTGTTTTCTTTTCTAAGGTACAAGTTAGGCTCAGTAACATTATCTTTAATATACAACGCCATTTCATTAACCAAAGTAGCCTGGTCAACCTGCTCAGTAAGCTTGACCCATTTATGCTTACCTTGACCGTTAGCTGCGCCAAAGGTTTCGTGATCTACTGAAATAACAGTATTAATATCTAAGAAATTTTGTTTAATTTTAGGCTGACTTACTGAAAGAGTTTCATCAATAGTAAAAGGAACGTCGGAATATGCCATTTATTCTCCTCCTGAGTATATTGTAGGAACACGCTTTCTTGCATTTTGAACAATCTTGCGTCTCGTAATCAATACTTCTTGTTTTTTAAACTGAGGCATAAGTATTTGAACACCTTCAGTATCTAATCTATCCTGTAAAATCTTTATAGCTGCTCCATATGATATGTATTCAGCCCATTCAGCTAGCTGTGGAAGACCAGTAGTAAGTTCTGTAGGCCTAATATTAACAGTAACTTCTACTCTGTATGTCATGTCAGGAACAGGTCTTAATGTAAACTTGTCTTCAACAAATAAGATACTTGTGGGTTTACTTGCTACATAATTTACCGCTTGAATCCATACATATTCGCCAGAAGCAGGAGGTGTAGTGAATGTTATATCGTATACACCCGTTGTGTATGTAATATAACTAAAAGCGTCGACTGAACCAGTAAAGCCACCCGATCCGTTATCTACTAAAACAAGAGGGAAACCTGCTGTATCTACCGTAGAAACTGTTACCTGATCTTTAAGGATAGGGTGTGCGTCAAGAGTACCAGTAAAAACTGTAGTAATACCATTTCCTGTACCTATGTTTACCTTATAATTAGGTTTAGGATACATTGTATAAAATTCTTCAGTATCCTGGAAAAACTGTACTTCGCTTCCAGCCACATAAATAGGGTCAATAACATTGGTGTATCTATTTTTAAAATTGTACAACGGAGCCGTAGTATCAATTGTATTTGTTTCATATATATCTACATTTGCTGACGTGAAAAAGGTTAGAACCTGTTCCAAGGAGTCTAGCTTCAATTGTGCAGGCATATCATAAAGCATAAAAGTATTAATATAGTTATCTATATCAGCATCTGATATCTGAGATGATGAAGGGTTTCTCGTAATACGTCTTATCCTTATTCTTATCTGCTCTAATGTAGATAATGTGTTATCTGGTGTAGGCATAACATTTATCCTAAAACTAATTATAAGTATTAAATAAGTTCTATCTTGATGAAGTAAATAATCTCGATGTATCTAAATCTTCATCTTCAAAAAACTCTAAACTTTCAAAATTGTATCTTCTCTTAAACCTAGCAACACGTTCAAATGATTTACCATTCTCATCAGTAGCATATTCATGGATAGGAACCTTACCTGTTGTAGCTAAATGCTTAGCAACACACTTAGGAAGAGTTCTGATCTCTCCATCTTTTATAGTATAAGTCTTTACACCATCTGCTTTGTATTTACGATATGAGAACGTCATTGTCCCACCAGGAACTTCGTCATAAACAAACTTACCTTTGACTAACTCGTTGTCTCGTTCCCTTCGCTGATTAAGTACTTGACTCTGTGATCTTACTGGAACACCAGTGTTAATAACTTTTGCTTGTGCCATATGGCCTCCTAAATATTAAAATAGTATAGTTTATGGCTGTCACTTTTAGCTTGTGGGCCCATAAATGCCCAAATAGGCCCACAAGCTAATTAGTTAGTAATACTAGATAGTGTTAGTAACTAATTCTGATTTACCGGCATACCAAATGACGATATCGTCATTGTTTCCGCCAGGACCTGTTGTTCCACCAGCAAGTATTACACCAATAAAACCTTGGTTGTAAAATTTACCAGGTGCATCCATGTATGATGCATATCCAGAGTTCTCACCAACAACAGTTACTGAAGGTGGTGTGAATGGAACTGTTGAATAGATAGGGAAATTGAATGCTGTAAATGCAGATGCATCAATATCAACAGTAAATGTATTTGGAGGTCCAGCTGTTACTGCTGTGATATTGCCAGTCAAGCCGTTAAGCTGAGTCATTCCACAAGTAGAAGGAATGTTAAACTTAACCTTTTGACCTACTGCATAACCATGATCTACCAATGTTGTTACAACGCAAGGACTTGCAGCTGTAATGTTAGCGATATTTCTATTGCTAGGTGTAAACATTCTGTAGATTTCAAGGTTAGGAGCTACAGTTCTATAGTAACCAGCAGCACCTGCAACTCTACCAGGAGCTGTTGCTATGTTGTTAGATAGCTGGAAAGACGTATTAAGAGTTACTGTGTCTACAGAGAAATCTAAGCCATTAAGGTTGTTATGGTTTGTATTGTTCAATCTAACAATACCGCCAGCTAACAAGCCAGCTGTACTAGCTGTGCTGTAAAGTGGATCTACAACGTTAGTACCAGCTGTTACTGCAGTGTTAGCACCTAATGCAAAAGATGAAGAATCTATTACATTAATAGAGTTAGCAGCAACGTTTGATGCCATTGTTTGATCGCCAGCAGGACGGTATTTAATGATAGTATTGGTAGTCATACCTTTATACCATTCATACTCTACGCCGTAACCATTATTTGCGGCCGCATGCTGTGTATAGTTTATTATTTTAATATAATCAGCATCTGAGCGGATCTTTAAAGTGTGATCGAGACCATCAGATGTAAAATTTCCTTGTTGGAATATGTTGTTCATAATTTCTCCCTTAATTATACTGTTGATTTAAGATTACAAATCCATGCATCATTAGTAATAGCTTGGCCATGAGACATCTTCCAACCACCTGTTGAATTCAACTCAAGAGGTCCACCAGCTTCTCTGGTACTATGATAAAGAAACTTTGCATTGCTAGATTCTAAACCAATTGTTGTATATGCTTCCATGCCAGCAATAAGGGTATTATAAACATCGTTACCTAATGCAGATGCTGTAGTTGATACTGAACCACGAGAAGATAGTAAGAATCTTACACGCCCTACAGTTCCCCACTCTGCTTGATCAATCATTCCCTTAGAACCATATTCATGTGTTCCTAGAAAACCATTGATGTTTTCTAATGTAGAAGACAAGTTGGTGTTTCCCATTCCAATATATGCATTTGGGACAGGCGCTGTTCCAAATTTGTTAGAAGCTTCTAGTGAGCTAGCTACGGTCTTAGCGTCATGATTCAACAATGATTTAACACAATCTTGAATATCTGAAAGTGTAATTTCAGTTGGAGAATCGCCAGAAACACCACCAACAGCAAATATCGTAAATGCTGTAGTAGCTAATAGATCTCTAATAAGATCATCTTCCGTTTGCCTCATTGAGCGTCCAAGTAACTTAGCTCTTTGATTCAATACTGGAGACTGTGACGTTAGATCGACTTGTTCATTTATTTCTGTCCATGTGCCGTAAAAGTTAATCTTTGCATCAACGAAAATAGAAGACATTGATTTTGATGGTGGTGTTACGCCTGTATTCCCTAGAGGAACAGTAGCGCTACCAATATCATCATATCTTTCCATACGAATAGTATCACCACTTCTTGAAGCTAAGTTCTTCTTCATAGCAGCTTTGGAATGGATAAGATTAGGCTCTTCCATACTAAGAAGAATTCTATCGTAATAGACCTGTACTGGTTGAGGTAAAGTTGTTGTTGTTACTCTTGCCATAAGATTTCCTTAAGTAATAATCCATAAAATTATAAATTACAGCTTAAGTCGGACGAGGCTCGTACAGATATAAACACAAATCTATATCCATTACAGTCCTGAACTTGCGAGGTCCTGTGAGATAAGAAATCTCTAACGCGAAACTATAAGAGCATATGTTGAAAACTTCTTGGCTTGCGAGACCTAGAAGATTCCCGAGTCTTAACTCAATGGTCAAGATTCAAGAATCCTCTTACACAGTATCTGGATTGCGAAGTCCATTACGCAGCATTCAACATACTTTCGTATAGTCAGCTAAGTATAACAAACAGAACTATAAATAAACAAATTTGATTTTAAATTACTTCTTACTTGAGATAATCCTAGAAGCTAATAATGTTGCTAAAAATGGAATACCATAATTAATTATCTTATCAATGAATCCATTAAATGTAATAAACAAATACTTCTTAGGATTAGTACCTATCGCTTCTAAATTAGCAGACGACCTACCATAAGCTTCCTGGATCTTATAACACTCCTTAGCATAACCAACTAAGTTAACACCCTTTTCAATAGTTATCCTTGCTGGACTGTAATTATAATACTTACAATAAAATATTATTAATGGAGATGCTAGTACAAGAGCCTTTATTGCACCCTTAGTAGTCAAGATATCATTTAACACATTATTCATGCCCTTAACAACCCTGATTATTCTGCTTTTAGGCTCAACCTTGTTATTAGAAAAACAAGTACTAAAACATAATAATAAAATAAAAACGATCTTTTTCATGAATGCCCCTAAACATAATTAAATAAACTATATTCCCCTATACATAGCTTACCAAACTATATCTAAGATGTAAAACATTGATATTTATATTGTCAATACTTTTTTAACATGGTACTTTTTCCTATTATTATTAAAGTACTACTAATTTTTAATAGGAGTAATCAATGTAATAGAAAATATTAAATACAGTTAGAGAAAAATATAGTTCAATATAAATAAGAAAGAGAATTCAATGATTAAAAAAACATTAGCAACATTTATGACGATTGCTACATTAGTAACTGCTAATTTAAAGTCAATACAAATAGATAGAAATAATCTATTTGTTCCTCATGCACTAGGTGTAATAAAAGTATCACATAATAATAATGGTTTCAGTATATTAAAAGATAATGAAATCTATAGAGTCCAAAACTGTTTCGTTGATGAAGTAATAAGAAACATAACCAGTAAGCAGTTAAATTATTTCTTGGGAAATGTTAGAAATGTAATGATATCTGGTGGGTATATAGAGCTTAGAAGAGTTTTCATACACTCAGATATAGAAAAAATAAGCAACTTAGGCACATTTACACAGCTATCAGATGAAGAAAGCGAAGACATAGCTAGGCAGCTTAGTTGCTCAACAAACTATTTAACCGTCTCACAACTAGATGATGGTGAATATGTCATACATGCTAAACAAAGACTAAATGGCGGTGGACCTGTCGCAGCTGTAGCTGGATTTTGGTTCGCAAAAGGATCAATATATGTAATATCTTATGGATTCTCCTCTTTGGTAGCTGTGGCCGTTACAGCAGCTACATTAAATCCAGGAGCTGGAGCTACTGCTGGAGCCCTAACAATGCAAGCGTTAGCAGTTCCAACAGAAGCGGTAAGTAATGCAGCAGGTGCAGTTTTTGCTACAGCCTTCGCAGCAACTCCAACTCCTTAAAGAATAGAATACAAAATGACCGCTTTACATTCAGCTTATTTAGTTATCTTTTTTATGTTAGGTATGGTTAGTGGAGATATCATATTTTTTATATATAAAAAGGTAACAAATTGAAAGAAGAATTTATTTATTATCTTGTTGGTATATTCTCTAGTTTTCTTGGAAGACTTAGTGGTTATGTATTCAATAATCTAATTAATAAAAACAAATAATTGTTTCTTTTAAGGACTAATTACACGCCTGTTTTGTAGGCATCGCAGGCGTGTAATATAAAAGAAGAGAAGAGAAATACTTCTAACCCATTGCTCGTTCAGTAGCAATTCTTATAATTTCATCTCTTACCGATTTATCTTTAAGATCAGAATAATCAGAAGCGTGACTTAGATCAGATTGACTCTTAACAGCGCTAGTAGGTCTTGGCTTAGCGATGTTATCTTCAACCCGCTGCTTCTTAATTTCATAGTCTTCAGAAATATGTAAGCCAAACTTCTTTATTATGTTATACGCTGATACTCCAGTTGTATAGATATCTCTAGACTGTTCTAATGTTGCTGCTATCTCTGGAAATCTATTTTTAAGGATAGATATACTCTCACCATTAACAATCTTCCCAAAGTCTGGATACTGTGTCTGTAACTTCATCCTAGAGTTATTAGCAGCCATCTCAGACATATAACTCTTGATTTGTTTTATTTCTTTTACTTGAGGATCTTCAAAATCATCAAGATCATTTTCTACTGGCTTATTCTTAGCAGCTTCTAATACCTGTATTCTTGCAAGGTACTCATCACGCTCACGTTGGAACTGATTCCTAGATGCTCGTAATGCTTTAATGTTTTCCTGTTTTTCTATTTGTTTAGCTTCTTTTCTACTAATATTACTATCTTCTTTAATATCTGAATTATCTTCTCCTTTATGTGAACTATCGTCGCCACTAAGAATTATATTATCTGATTCTTGTAATTCATTAGCTTTGACCTCTTCGTTTTGAACTTCAGTTTCTATAACAGCATCCTGTATTATTTCTTCTGACATGTTGCTCCTAAAAATTTTCTTTTAAATGATTATCATTTAAATGCTCTTCATTTAGTTCTATAGCTTTAACATAGAGCCTACCAGTTACATAATCTATCACAAAAGGTAATAACGGATCATTTACCATATTTAAGTCATGTCTTTGTTTAAACATATCTTTACATAATTGTTTAGATGGAATCATCCATAAAAAGGTTAAAACTTCATCCTTGGAGTTAAACTTATATACAGCCTGTTCATAACTTGGAGTTGGGCATGACTGCCTAGCATAGAAAAAATTACGTAAAACCTTACTTATAAGTCTTTCTCTTTTAGTAAGTACAACAACATAAAAAGTATCAGTATACTTCTTCTTACCATCTATAGCCGTATCCTTAAGGGTATCCATATACCCCTTATTCATCTCTTTAGAAAGCTCTCTAACCTCAACAGTGTCATTATTAATCTTCTCAGATGCCTTAAGACACTGCTTGCCTATATCGTTATACTCACTAGGAGCTTCAATCTTCTTTTTCACTATGCCCTCTTATTTCTTTTTATTTTTCCAAGGCTTATCCTTTTTCTTATCTTTTTTAGGCTTCTTCTTATCAGTATTAATACCCATAACGCTATCAAAAACATCTCTTGGTTTTCCCTTGGGTTTCACGGCAGCTGGACTCAAAAACATCTTCATAGCTACTCCTTTATAAGTTTGCGCCAAGTGAATTACCCGACATTCCTGAATTAGTGGTGTCAGATGGTATTTTATCCTTAGTCTGACCTGTAACAATAGCACTACCCAATTGTTCAGCATTATTGTCTTGGCTGGTCTTAGCATCAACTACCTGAGATAACTGTAAAAGCTTGGTAAGTTGAGAAAGATCAACGTCATCCATCTCTTGAAGAGTCTTAGCCAAGTTAAGCATAGCTTGCGTCTTATCTTTTTCTGCTTCCTGTCTACGTTCGTCCATCAAGCCAATGTTACTATAAACTCTTGAATCTCTTTCCTTAGCGAGGGAAAGATCTGATTGAACTTTAGCCTTAGCTAGTTCAGCTTGAGATAACTGGAGCTGTTGTTGTGTCTGCTCAGCCTTCTGTTGTGCTTCAGCCTGTTGCTGTTTTATCTTATCCATCTGTTCTAGGAGCTTATTCTTATTTTGTAATGTCGCAGCTTCTATAATAGCTTCATCAGGAATAGGCATGCCGATCTCCTTGAGCTGGATTAATTGGGAAAATTGCATGGCTCGTTGTGTGGTTGTATTAAACCCTTCCTCTACAGCAGCGTCATATCTACCAAAAGCCTTATTGTAGAATTGAGGGGCTGGTTCTTCTTCTATAATCCTCTTAACTTTTCCAGGTGTGTAGTTAGCCTGTATTGCTGATAACATTATAGTTCCAAGCATCTTTTGGGACATATCAAGCTGATCAAAGAGTGTCTGTAATGTTGTAAGTCCTGCACCCTGTCTCAGCATAGACAGAATGCCTGCCTTATCGTCAGAAGCACTACCCAATAACTCCTCGTTAACACCAGATATCTCTTGGATCTCCTTAGCCATCTGCTCCGATAACTGGAACATGCTAGGTGGAATTAATGGGGCCATAATTTGCTCAGCGTCAGTCATCTGAGACTCTGCCTTTAAGGCTAATCCTTTACCCTGACCAGAAAGGAAAACATCGTCAGGATTAACTAAGGCATCCTCTTTATATTTCCAACCTGAATTTATTTGTGACTCTTGGATATCGAGCTCAATATTCTTACGTCTGTTAAATAGGTATTGAGGATCTCTCAAGCCACGGACCATAGATTGCATCTTTAATGAGTATGTTGAGATGTTAGGATTAAAATATGCCATGACAGGTACAAAAGGATACTTGTCTATGCCTAGTGGGTTGAGGCCGTCATAAGCTACTGAGCCTTGAAGTAATATAGCCATCTTTACTGTAGGAATCTCTATCTCTTCAACTGTCACAGAAGGATACATCCTAAGAAACTCAGCTAAGCCTTCATCTGACTTACCTTGCCATTCCATAGTTTCACCAGTCTGTGTATCGATCATAAGCTTCTGAAAGCGTGAGTCTAGATAATAATATTCATCATATGATAACAAGTTCTTCTTATCTAAATGACTATTTTCAGGCATAAAAGTAAAAATGTTCTGTGGCCTTATATGTGATACATCTTCTATAAACTTTTTCTTGTCTGGTAATAGAGCTCTTGCCTGCATAGGACTAACAAAGGATCTCTTCCATAAACAGTTACAATCCGATAAGTCTGCTTTTCTGAAGAACGGATCTATTAAAAAACTATTGTAAGAGAGTACGTCAACCTTCAAGGAACCTGAAACTGGATCTTGTCTATAATCGTTCCACAAATGTAGAAGACTGAGGCCTGTAGTTAACGAATCATTAAAAGCCTGTGATATAGTCTCAAGAACATACTCTTTCCGGCTAATATGTGAAAAAATCTTGGAATATTGATCCGCTGTCTGCTGGTCCCCATTTTCTACTGGAACACAGATTGTAGATTTTCTTGACTGCCTTTGCTTTCCAGACACCATCTCCACAACGCGACGGATCCTATTGAAATTGAAGACGTTACGACGGTTCTTGGCTTTACCGCTGTATACCTCATCCCAAACAGATTGGTCACCTGAATAGAATCTATTGTCCAAGTCGGCTTCGTACCAGAAGGCCTGATTCTTATCATTATATATATGATAGAACTCAGTCATCTTTTCTTTTATTTCATGTCCTTTTTGTGAGTACAAATCTACAGAATCTGTAGGAAATAGCTTCATTACAACACTCCTATTATATGTTTCAGTATAGATTTTATCAGAATATATCTAATACAGATTATTTACTATCCTAACGGGTTGAAATTACCTCTATCAGTACCATACATCGCCCTATTATATCTAGAATTTAGTTCTTCTGGGGATGTTCCTGTTACAGCCTTTTTATAAGATACTGCTAAGTACCTAAAAGCGTCGGCTGCGTGGGAATCCATATGGCAAAACTTGTTCGTATAGTCCTGCCTCTTCTCATCCCATACATATCTATATAGGTTAAGATTCTTTACTAAACAAGAGCACTTATCTTCATCAATATAGCATTTAGCAAGTGCTACCTTTGCAGCCTCCACTCCATCTGATACATGCAGCTTAGGTGAGATTATAAAACTAACACCCAACCTAGAAGCCATGTCACGCCTAGATACTCCAGTAGAAAAGGAATGGTTCTCCATATCATGTGGAGCTATATGTTTGCCATACTTATACGGCTTAGTATCAAGAAACTTAATATAATGCTCTAAGCCATGCTGGTTGTTCTCGTAGTAATCTATTATATGAATACTCTGACCACAAATCTGAAAAAAGATAATGACTGTCTTGTCAGCATATCCAAGATCCCAACTTGTATGTACTTGGAATGAGGGCTCCCATGGAACATTTGTAATCTGATTATTATTATTGATTTGATTCATTACCGTAGCAAAGACACTGCCACGCACTCCTTGGTCAAACGATACGTAATACTCCTGCATAAACATATCATGGCTCATCGAAGCACGCTCTTCCTCTAACTTCTCCTGAGACAAGTGCATAGTCTCGTCTACGTTCTTTCTATAACAAAACCAAGCTGGTGAATTACTAGCAACCTGATAAAGATCGTAGAAATGATTTTTCGAAAATGGGGTGCTTATAAATATTGCTACACCGTCGTTACTTGCTAATACGGGACGAATGGTTGTATATGCCATAGGGTTTTGATAAGCATATTCGCTAAAAATTACCATATAAGGGTTAGTGCCACGTAGTCTATCGTACTCAGAGCTACCTAAAAACTGAATCACGCTTCCATTAATAAAAGTGACCTTCATCTCTGAGGAGTTCTTCTTACATATAGCATCAGGAAGATAGTCCAGTATTTTTATACCAGAATTATCAATAGCATCCCAGATAGCCTTTCTTGCATTTGAAAATGTAGGGAAAATATAGAATACGGTACATGCTTTTTTAAGGCATTGTCTAAGCGCAATTTGCAAGCAGGTTAAATCTTTTCCTGCCCTTCGCCCAAGGCAAATGAATATCTTCTTAAAGTTATCTCTCTCTACAGCGTTAACTATAGGTATTTGATAATCCCTAAAAGTAAACTTCTTCATAGCTATCCTGGTCTCAACGTTCTTGGTTAGATCATTCATCTGTATGCTTCTCGTTAGGATCTCTTAATATACGTCCTATTATAGAAACAAAGTCATCCTTAGATAGCCCTTCCTTATCATTAGCTATCTTAAGTTTAACCTGTCGTTCTTCAGCCTCTTTCCATTGCTTATCATACGTATATTGCATTGTTTTAAAAGCAAGTCCTTCTGCATTCTTAGCAAGCGCTGCAAGCTCTCTGTTAGTTCCTAAGACCTGCATTGTAAAGTTGTATGCGTCTTCTAGTGTTTTTGACTTAGGAATCCATCTAATAAAAGTAGATAAAGTCATATTCTGATAATAAAGAAAAGTATTAAAACAATAGAGTTCATTAGAAGACTTTACCCACTCAACCATTACATCTGCTATATAGGTTAATTTTTTTTGAGATATAGGTTTTTTAGGATCTTCCGGATAGGCAATATCAAAAGTTTGTTTATATCTTGGCGTAGCTATCGTAGGGGATTTCTTATTTGATATGATATGCTGACGGCCCTTCGCTCTATAGTTACTCTCTGCCATATTCTCACCTCTTATTTTAACGAACTTACTTCGAATTCAGTCCTTGGATTATCAGACCAAAGTTTTCTACTTGAGCATAATGCTATAAGGTCGGGACGTAGGTAATGATATTGGCCATTTAGTCTAGATTGTTTCAGTCTGGATAAAGAGTTAGATATTTTCATAAAAAAGGTTATATCAATACTTAACGGTCCTATTAATATAGGTTCATTATACTGTGATTTAATAATGAAAGACAAATCATTCATATATTTTCTTTGATCGTTATAAGCTCTCCCATCCTTCAGGAACCGTGGCCTATGCTTAGGAACAGGATTACCAGGCAATACTATCTTCATGCGACAAATATACCATAAATATATTCTAATATATGCTTGACATTCTTTGTATATAGTTTAATATAGTTGTATATAGTTACTATATACAGAGAGGGTAGAAATGTCATACGAAGAAGAGTCTTTTTTAGACTATGAATATGAAGACATAATGGAAGATATGTTTAAAGTGAAAGAAGCAGCTGATTATCTTAAAGTTAGCATTATGACATTACAACGCTGGGATAGGCTTGGAAAGTTTAAAGCGTTTAGAAATCCTATAAACAATTATAGACAATACAGAAGAGAAGATCTGGAAGAACTTGCTAAAAAAATAGCTCACAAATCTTAGTTAGTTAGATGTAGATTAAATAACTTATATTTTAAAGGAAACTGATATGATAAAAAGAAAACAAATATGGATAAATGCTGCTGCCCAATTAAAAGATACTACGGACAAGATAGACTTTCTTAAAAGTATTAAAGACGAGCAGAGCAAGAGATTACAAGAATTATCTGAGTTTAAGGACTCATCTGGTGGGGGTTATGAATTCAAGGAAATCAATCGTATAGGAACAATTCAGTATAAAAATATTCCAGAGCTTAAAGACCTAGATCTATCAGCGTATCGTACTGAAGACTCTAGTTTTTGGAAGTTAAATCTTAAGAAACAATTCAAAGAAATAGTAATGTATTCTAGCGTAGAAGATCTTGTTAATAAAGTATTATAGGAGTTCTTATGTCGAACAATATGAACAAAGTTATTATGCAGGGCAATTTAGTAAAAGATCCTGAGTGTTCTGATATTGGCGAGACCAGACTTTGTAAGTTAGTACTAGCCAGCAACAGAAGTTATAAAGAAAAAGATGATACCTGCTTCGTTGGATGTCAATGTTGGGGTGGTATAAATAAAGTAGTAGAAGCTTACTTAGTAAAGGGCAGTGCTGTACTCATAGAGGGCAGGCTAAAATTAGAATCATGGGAGTCTAAAGATGGTGAGTCTAGACACAGGCACATAGTTGTCGTTGAGTCACTTGTAATGCTCCCTAAAGGTGAAAATTCTAAGAGTTAATTATGAGTGGAAAATATACACAAGAACCCAAAATAGAGTTCTATAAAGCATTCTTAAAGTCTCAGTCAGAGTTTCCAGATATGCCTAAAAGTAAAAGTGGCGCTAGGGGTTTTAAGTATTCTAACCTTGGAGAAATATTTAAGTTAGTTCTTCCAATACTCCATAAAAATGGAATATGCGTAGAGCAAGATATAACTTCTAACGAGCAGGGCCAGCATCTAGTTTGTACAAGACTCACACATGCAGCAAGTGGTGAATGTTCAGAGTCTTTTACCTTGATACCCTACAGGGAAGAAGATTTTAAGAGTAAGATCAGCTTCCAAGTATATGGTACTGGTTATACATACTTTAAAAGATATGCCCTAGCTTCTAAGCTGTGTCTATACACCGATGAAGACACAGATGGCTACGTTACAGAGAATAATTCTTCTAGAGGTTATGTTAAAAAAGAGTTCACACCTAGTGAAAACTTCTTTTAATTAGTTTCTATAATCTTATAAAGGTTATTAAAACAATCATTAATCTTTTTGGCGGTATGGAATCTTATTTTATCTATATCGCCAACAGCCATCTTCTTTATTGTTCTTCTGTCCATACACATAGCTAAAGCTAAATTAGACATATTCATATTCTTAAGATTAACTAGCTTTCTAACATTATCGCTAATAATAGGAAGAAGGTCTTTGTAATTATCTTTAGTTACATCTTCTAGGTTCGTAAGTGTTAATTCTTTGTTTTCTCTTATATTATCCATGCATACTCCTGGTTATGGCATTAATTTTTATATAATATACAGGACTTCCTCAAATACTTGAAAGATCTGTGCTAGAAGTATTTTAAAAAAAAAGATACTCTCCTAAAAAGAGTTAATGAAGAACCTTAAAGGAGAGTACCATGCTAAACGTTAGCACAAGCGCTATAGAAGAGAAGTTAGATTTAATCTTAAATAAGCTAGACGAAGAAATAGAAGAGTCTTATGAGTCTAAGGAGACTGCAAAGTTAAATGAGGCAATAGCACTAGCATCATTAGAATTTCCTATAATCAAAGTAAACAGACAAAACCCATACTTGGCATCGGGCTACTCAGACCTACATGAAATAATGGTACGCATAAGACCTATCCTTGGTAAAAACGGTCTACATGTCTCCCAAAGAATAAAACTTAAAGACTCGGTCACAATACTTTGTTCTAGAATATGGCACTCATCTGGCCAATGGATAGAATCTAGAGTTCTTATTACCCCAAGCAAGAATACAATAGAGTCTTATGGTTCAAATTTAAACTCTATGAAACGTTTTGAGATTATGGATATGTTGGGCCTCACAGTTTCAGGGGATCCGTTTGATGACGATGGTGAAGATGATATGCAAATAGCTAATGAGCTAGCTGAAGGAGGCTCTCAACTCAAAGCCTTGTATAACAAAAAAGAAGAATCTTTTGCCGTTATAAATAATAATGAGTACGCAGAGCTCATGAAAGAGCTAGATGATCAAGAAGACCTGGCTGAAGATATCTTGGATAAACTTCATATAAGATCACTTAGAGAACTACCTGCCACTAGGTACGCACCAACCATGAATAGAATAAGAGCCATAAAGAAAAAAAGAAGAGGTTGAAATTACGTAAACTGGCAACCCCCGGGTTGGTGACCCTACGGGTTGGTGACCCTAATCGGACTCGAACCAATGTCTAAGGAATGAAAGTCCTTAATTCTAACCAACTAAACTATAGGGTCATTAGTTTATTCTTAGTCTGAACTATCAAATAAACCAGCACGACTACAATAGTCCATATAAGCCTTGTCACCTATTAACGCCTTAAATTTCTCGCCTACTGCAAGATCTGACGTTGACATGTCCTTACTGCAGATAGGTGCTTCTTGTGGCTCACGAGTCTTGTATGGGTACTTATCGCGGTACTTATCAGCATCAATCTCTTCTGAAAATATATGTCTATGATAAAATCCATTTTCTTTTAATAATTTCTTTATTTCTGCTGCTTCCATATTGCTTCTAAACTTTAATATATCAAAAATCCATTTAAAACTATTCTTACACTCTGGAAACGACTTTAACTTGTTCTTAACAAACTGAATATCATCTGCAGAGAATAGTTTTATAATACCAATTTCCATTTTAGTCAACTGGAAAGCACTTTTCGGCGGAACCCATACGAGATACTCCTTGCTAGTAGAGATAAGATATTCTTCGTAAGCTAATACTGTGCCATAGTACTTACGTCCAGTGAAATATCTAGATGCAATAGGTTTATCAAGCTCAGATAAATACTTGAATTTATACTCAGTACAGAACCGTAATTCTATTTCTTCCCTTTTTTGGGTCATTCTTGGTCTCCTCCCTATAAAGTCAACATACTCACCAAGTGGAGTTCGATCTTCATAATATACTATGTCACTTGGATGCTCTGGAGGGAGTACTGACGCAATACTGGTATGGTCAAAAACATATTTACTGTGGGATATAGCCTCTTCTTCGTAAATCTTAGCTATTTCATAACTATTAACATATTTCGTTGGAACATATACCCCGCCTTTCTTATAATGGTTATTCTTTGAATAACTATTATTAAGAAATAATAAGCTTAATACGCAAAATGTTTGGAAATATCGATGTAGAGCAGGTATTGACTTGAAAATCTTCTGCATGTTCTTCCTGGAACCGTTATCATTCTTGGAGATAAATACCATATCTTCCTTGAACTTATCTCCATAACCGTAAGCGCAAGTTCTCTTTTCATAGATATTGTTTTTTATATCTACATTTTTCCACCCACGCTGTGTCTTGTTAATTATGCCCTTACTATCTAACTCACCGAGAAGACCATTAACCGTCCTTAAAGAACAACCTAGTTCGCAAGCTAGCCATGTTTGTGATGGAATAACAGTATCAAAATCTATAAGCAAACTTACTAGCTTATGAATCAACCCTCTCTTGTTATAAACCATACTCGTGTAAAAGTATGTCATAGCCGTAGCCTCATTAGCTCTTGCTATAACTCTCTTGGATTCTGCTATAAATTCATTGGCTTTCTGCTTTTTCACTAAAGCACCAATAGGGAGCTTAGGTTTATACCGGACTTTAGGGGTTTTATTTGATTTTACTTGACTTTGGCGGAGATAAGGTTTAAGGTGAGTCATATAAAGCTTCCTTGTAAGTTGTTTTATTTTGTGGTTCATGCTGAGAACTAAAACCATAAAGAAAATTTTGGTCTTTGTCAAAGCGAAAGCTGGCGCAAAGGCCATTTTTTTCGTTTATACAATATTCTAGACTATATTGACTACAATAATCTAAATCGATATTATATTGTATCTTAGGGGTTTTATTTGATTTTACTTGACTTTGGCGGAGATAAGGTTTAAGGTGAGTCATATAAAGCTTCCTTGTAAGTTGTTTTATTTTGTGGTTCATGCTAATAACTAAAACCATAAAGAAAATTTTGGTCTTTGTCAAAGCGAAAGCTGGCGCAAAGGCCATTTTTTTCGTTTA